ATGCGGGGGGCATGGCGGGAAAATTTCATGCGACAGTTCAAACCAAACAACCACCGGCCTCGGTTCTTCCCCCTGGCTAGGCACTGGCTAGGACTTGGGGAATTCCCCTGGCTAGGCACTGGCTAGGACTTGGGGAATTCCCTCCTGTCATGACTGAGGAAACAGAGGCGGCCACCCAGGCCAGACTATCCAAGCTTCTCGGGGGCGACGTCACGCGGGCGATGGTCCGGGAATGGAAGGCCAAGGGCTATCCCCTGGACGATGCCCAAGAACTCCGGGAAATACTCTTGGGCCAGCATAAATGCCCGGACTGGCTTATTGAGCGCGGCGGCCAGGACCAGACAACCACCACCACCGGCCCCTCCGTTGCGGAGCTTAGGTATCAATTGCTTTTGGAACGGGTCCGGATTGCGGCGGCCGATGCTACGAAAAAAGAGCTAGACGCGAACGCGGCGAAAAATAAATGGGTGACAGCGGACGAAGCGCGGGAGGCCGGCCGCGCCATTGCGGCCATCTTCCGGTCCCATCTTCTGCAAATCCCTAACCAATGGACGCCAATCCTCGAAGGCTTGGCCCCGGCCAAGATGCGGGAAAAGATGCGGGCGGAGGTGGCGCGGATCTTGGGCGATGTTCTTCGCCTCATGGAGGAACGCGGCGCCCGGCCCGGAACGGTGGGGGATTTATGCGCGGACCTGGAAGCCACGGTTGCGGCCGGCGTGGCGTCAAAAGCGGACAAGCGGAGGCTGGAAGAAAGCATGGCGCTTGCTTTGGAATCGTTAAAAGGTTAGAAGGCGGGCGTGGATATCGACGCCCAGGCCCAAGAGCTTTTCTTGGCATTAAAGGATGTTCCCGGAATCAAGGCCACGGTGGCGGCAAGGGCCACCGCCCTGGCGAATGAATTGATGGCCGGGGATTCCCAATTGGAAATCACTTCCTTTTCCGTGGCCGGCCAATCTGGAAGCGGGCGCCTTTCGGCCACCCGCCCGGAAATGCTGGCAATCTTAAACAAGCTAGGGCGCTTACTGACAAACGGTGGAACCTCCCTACGCCACCGGACCATTCCAACCTTCTAAGAAATGGGAACTATTCTTGACCAATACGGCCGGCCGGCGGAACGCTTCGCCCGGGCGGTGAACCGGGATACGAGCCGGGGGCTTGTCTTTAACCGGCGGGACGAATCCATCAGGAAATTGATTCCCGCTTGTGACCGGCGGGCGCTGGCCGCTCTGTCCCGCAAGGTGGTTTTCAATACCTATGCGGCCAAGGCTTGTATAAATCAGAAAAGCCAACTGGTTATCGGGGAATCATTCATGCCGCGCTACCACGGGGAAGATGCGAGCGCGGGCCTCCGGGCGATGGATTGGCTGGAAGATGTTTTCTTTTCGGAATTCGATTACATCCAATCGCGGAAATGGCGCCCATTCTGGGAAACCATTTCCAAGTCAATAGACCGGGACGGTGAGGCTTTCATTCTCAAAACCATCCGCCCAGGAGACGGCCGCCACGCCATCACTCCGATTCCGGCCTACCGGGTCCGGAGTGATTCGCCTTCATACATCATGGGCGGCGAGAATGACGGCGCCAGGCTGGACGATGGCATTGGATACGATGCGGCCGGCCGGGTGGTCTTTTATCGCGTGTTTAGCGGGGATAAGGAATACGAGGATATTCCAGTAGACCGGATGGTCCATATTTATGACCAGGACTTTACGGAACAACGGCGGGGCTATCCTGCTTTCTCCCATGCCCTTTCCGATATCCTTTCCGGCCTTCAATCCAAAGAGCTAGAAATCCTCCGGCAAATCCTGGTTTCCAACATCCTGCTAACAAACCGCGGGATGAGGACTCCCCAATCTACGGATGCGGGATTTGAGGGCGTGGTAAATTCCACCACCGGCCAGGAGATTGTCCGGGAGCAAGTGGCGCCGGGAATCTACTATCTGAACAGTGACCAGGAAATTGATGTAACCACCCAGAAAACGCCGGGCAAAATCTGGCAGGACTTCCAGGACGCCCTTGTTAAAGAGGCCGTGGTAGGCGCGGGCTGGCCGGCGTCAATGGTGGGAATGTCCCCCGGCCAAGGCACGGCCGTCCGCGGAGAGATAGTCCGGGCGCGGCTAAGTGTGCGAAACAGATTCCGGACCCTTTCGGAGGCCGCCATTCAGGTTCTCACTTGGGGACTTGCGGACCCGCGGGCGCCCAGGGTGGAATCAATGCGGTGGAGTGTTACCCGGCCGGCCCGGCTTACCCTGGACGATGGCCGCGAAGAACGCGCCGACCTGGACAAGGTGCTTGCCGGCGCCATGAGTGAAGAGGAATTCCAAGCCAACCGGGGAAAAAGCCTCCGGGAGCATATGACCGAACGCGCCCGGACAATCCAAACCGCGGAAGAGGTGGCCGCGTCCATGTCCACTCCGGAACGCCCAATCCGCCCAGAGGAACTCCTAGCCAGCGGAAGCGGAGGCGGAGGCGCGGGCGATGGTGAGGCCGGGCCAAGCCAGAAAGAAAACTTTGATTCTTACGGCGTGGGCGTCCGGTCCGGCGCATTGACTCCGCAGGAAGAGGACGAAAGACACTTCCGGGAGGCTGCCGGCTTGCCGGAACCCGGCGCCGCGGTGGATGCCCTTTGGGGCGACCAAGGCGGAATCCGCCAGCCAATCACCCTGGCGCCATCCGCGCCAGATTCACCACCACCAGCAGAGGATTTAGATGAGTAACGAAATTTTCCTTTATGACCAGATCGGCGGCCCTACGGCCAATGCCGGCGCAATCCTTCCGGAGATCCAGGCCGCGGACCCGGCCCAACCCATAACGGTCCGGATTCACTCGCCAGGCGGCAGCGTCCTAGACGGTGAGGCTATCCTGACAAATCTCCGCTCCCACCCCTCCGGCTTCATAGCGGTGATAGATGGCCAAGGTTTCAGCATGGCAGCTAATATCGCCTTGGCCGCGGACCAAATCCGCATTGCTCCGGATGCGTGGCTAATGTTCCACCGGACCCGGAGCTTTGAAGGTGGGACCGCAATGGACTTGGCCCGGCAGAAAAGGGTGCTGGATAAAATGGATGAATCGCTTTTGGACAAGCTGGAGGCCCGCCTGGGCGGAAACAATCCGGGCCGGGAAGAATTGGACAAGCGGTTAGATGCGGAATGGTGGATAAATGGCCGCGATGCCGTGGCCTTGGGGCTTGCAGATGAGCTTACCAGCGAGGCCGCCCTGGCCGCGTGCTTGTGGCCGCGTCCGGATACAGCGCCGCAAGAATGTTTAGAATATCTTGACAACTCCCACCCCAATAAAGAAACTAAGCGCGAACCTTCCAGAATTCATGAGAAAATTATTTTCCTTGCTCGGCATAGATAACAATTCCGAGCGCCCCACCAAAGAGGCCGCGGTTGAAATGATCGCTGGCACTCCGGAACAGATTGCCGAAACTTTCGAGACGGCCCGCCAGGAAATCGCCAAGTTGCGCGACGACAAGGCATGGGTGGAAAACCGGCTCCGGGAAGATATCGAATCCCTCCGGGCTGACCGGCTGGAACTTTCCCAGAGAGTGGAAGAAAGAGACTTGCAGCTCGTCCAGCTCCAAAAGGACGTTGAGGCCGCCAAGGAAAGCGCCTCTGACAAGGCCCGCGAAATGCTCCGCGGCGCCGGCCACGCCCCGGTGGCAGATGCCAACATTGACCCGGACGCGGCCACCGGCCCGCTCGGCCACGATGAAAAGACCTGGTCAGAATATCAGGCTTTGAAGCCTGGCGCAGACCGGCTTGCATTTGCAGAAAAGAACCGCGATGCCCTGGCGCGTTACACCGCGGCCCAATAATCACACCCCCCCCACAGACCAATGGCACTCGACGCTGACCTTGTAGTAGACCGCTTGGCGGATCAATTCGTGGTGAAACTTGGAAACGAGTTTGCCCCGCAACGCGCATTTTCTCTGGAGGCCATCCCCGGCGGGGACGGCCGCATTACCTCATCCGGGCGTGGCCTGATTGAGGTGGAGGTTTCTAAGGATGCCTCGGCAGTCCAGACAGACAACGACAATTATCAGGACAACGTCGGCGCCGACAATACGAACGCGGCAATCACGGTTTCGGAATACTCCGTTTCTTGGGTGATTACGGGAATGGAACAACTGGCCGGCCATCGGTTCGCCACTGGCCCGGGCCGCAATGCCCAGGCGCTTTCCGATACTATTTGGGGGAAGGTCACGGCCCTCCTCCAGGCGTCTACCTTTACGAATACCGTAGCGGATGTTGACGAAGCGAACTTTACCGATGCAAACCGGGAGGCCCTTTGGGCATCGGTGAATGCCGGAACTGAGCCTCTCCACCTTGTCCTGGACCGCACGGCCCTTTCGTCCATGCTTCCCTCCGACAAGAATTCCTTCCAACTTTCCACGGAAGGCGCTTACGGATTTGCGGGAATTCACTCGCAAACCCTCTGGACCGGCGCGGAGAGCGATGAGGTCTACGGGTTTGCTTGCACTCCGCAGGCGTTTGTAGTCCACCACGGGATTCCGGATCGTCCGGCCGCGGTGCGCGATGCCATCCAGAATACCGGAAGGATTGAGACTCTCGAAATTCCCGGCGGGCTGGAAGTTGAATTTTGCGTGTGGACCGATACTTCCACCCGGAACATGTATGCCTCCCTGGCACTTTGCTACGGGGTCGCGGTAGCCGATGCCACCGCCCTTACCATGCAGCGCACCACCTAATGAGAGCGCCCCAGACTATTACGGTTGAGCTAACCTTGGCCGGAAATGGCTGGACGGGTAAAGTGGTTGCCACCGGGAGGGAATCCCATTGTAAGGCCGTTGCCAAGCTTGGGGCCTTAGGGGCTAAGGATGGCGTAAGCTATGCCGTATATTCCGGAATCATAGCCTCCTACGGCGGAGAACTGGCGGACCAGGTGCAAATCCTGAAAGACCGGAAGGCCGCCAAGGCGTCCACGCCGGACGCTATCGCGGAAAGAATTTCGGCCACCACCGCGGAAGCGGAGGCCCAGGCCGCGGAACTTGCCAAGGCGGAGGCCCAGGCGGCGGAGATAGTGGCCAAGGCTCAGGCGGCCGTCCACAAGGCGAAAGGCGCCCTGGAGGCTGCCAAGGCCCGCAAACCGGCCGCCCCGGCGAAAAAGGCCGCCCCGGCGAAAAAGGCCGCGAAGAAAGCCGCGAAGCGTAAGAAGTGAAATCCGGCATAACGGCCGGATTGGCGCGTAGCTTGGCCCGCACGGCGTCCGATGTTCTTGGCAGTGATTCACTCCACATTGAAGGCGGAGGCGGCGTAGAGGCCATCCTGAGCGACATAAACCGCGGGGAAGAGTTCCCGGATGATGTTGCGGAACCGGAAACCTCCCTTTCCCTGGTCGCCACCGCGGAGGATTTTGAAGCGGAATACGATGGCGAGCCGGGTAGCTATATCAATGCCTTGGCCTACTATGCCGGGGAAACCTACCGGATTGTGGCGATTTCCCACCGGCCTGGGGGATTCTTTACCATTAGCCTACGGGATGAGGAGCAGGGCGCATGAAAATGGAAGCATGGTTTGAGGAAGACCCAGGCCCGCAACTCCGGGAACTTGCGAAAAAATTTAAGGAGGATGCCAAACAGGCTACCGCCCGGCTGGCCGTGGCGTCTGGAAAGGAATTGGCCAATAAGTCATGGCCTTGGGGTCTGGGAACAAGGGCGCGGAAATCAATCGAAAAAAACGTGGCCGATTCTGCCAAACGGGTTTGCTATGTAATTCCCCCCAAAAGCACGGCCCTGATCGCGCGGCTTAAAGCCGGCGGCCGCGGCGCCCGGGTGAAATATGGAACATGGGAACAGGTGCAACCGGGGCAATTTAAAACGGACCCGCGACAGATAAACCGTCAGATTGACAAGGTTAGGGGTCGCCATGCTAACCCGCCGCGGTATATCCCTTGGGAAAAGATGGTCGTGTGCAGCACGGCAGCCTTTAATAAGGCCATGACGATGCGGCGAAAGAGAATTGGAATGGACAAGGGCGGATGGCTTGGCGCCGGCATTGCGGCGGCTCGGTTACAGGCCGGACCAGACCGGGCGAAGATTGGAAAAAATGTAGCTAATTGGGCGCAAAAACATACGCGCATGGGAAGCGCCCGGCCAGATTGGCCCTGGATAACTATGACAAACCTCATGGTAGCCGCGGAAGGCTTGCTCCCGGAGCATAATAAGATGACGGCTTTACACGATGCCTGGAACCGGACGGAGGCCTGGTATAGAAAGGCCATAAAAAGGCGGGAAAAAAACTGGGACGCATGAACGAGCAACAATGCTCCAGGCTCCTCGCGGCGGATTTGGACTCCATTTCCGGGGTGACATTTCACGCGGCCGGGTCGTCCGCGATTGGGGAGAAACCCTATGGCGTGGTCCGGTTCTCAGACTTTACCGAAAACATTACCCTGCTAGGCAATTACGATGGCACGGTTACGGTAACGCTCCGGACGATCCCGGAGGATACCACCCAGGAGGAGGTGGACGCCTGGACGGATCAAATTGTTTCCCGGCTGGCCAGCAAGGATTCCCTTTCCATCGCATTATCCGGGGCATACAGCGCCGCAGAGTGTTGGAACGTCCAGGTTCAAATCAGTTCCATTGCGGATGGCGTCCGGGAAACGGTGGTGCAGGTTTCCACTTCTCTAGTTCAATTAGCTTGATTGATTAGAAAACAAGGTTTTTAATTCTTCCTATGGCACAGACTACTTACGGCGATGGCGGGTTTCGCGGCCTAGCGGACGAGGAATCCGACCTTGGCTTATTCGCGGCGTCAATGTCCATGAGCGCCACGGAGGATGAGGTGCAGGTTTTGGATGCCCAGGGCGAGGTCGTGGGCATTTCCTTGGGGAACGAATCCAGCACAATTTCCGCTAATGGCGTAACCGTGACGGCCGCCACGCTTGGCGTAACAATAGGAAGCGCATTGGGAACGATTGCCAACACGGCCATGAAAGGCCCGACCGGGGTTTCCAATTATTATGTTCAAAGTGTTTCCCTTGAGCGGGGCAACCAGGCTTGGGAAACCGGATCGTTTGAGGCTAAGGGCTACATCAATCTTTAATTTCCTCCCCCACACCGGGCCAGCCTGAAACCGGCGCCCCTTATGGACCGATTCGCTAAAACGCTAACCGTCCGGGATTTGTCCCTGGCCGCGGCCTTGTTCTCTTACAACGTCCCGCCGGACCCGCGGGGTTTCGAGGATCACTTTGAGATGGACGGCCGGCGGTATCATTGCTGGCACTTCATGCCGGCCACCACCACCACGGGCGAACTAACCGCGGACCTGATTAAGGCGTGGGAGAATCCGGACGAATGGAACGCGAAATACCCCAATCATGCTTGGAGTTTTATAATGATTGCCTTTCGGAACAAGGAACACTTGCGGGAGCGATGCACGAAGAACGCGCCTAAATTCCTGATTTCCCGCGGCGCGTCAATGGCCTTGGTGGATCCTAACTCGCCACGGACCACGCAAGAAACCATCTTAACCAAAATAGGAATATGAAGAAAACAAGGGAGGAAATCCAAAACGGTTATTGGAACGGCGGAGAAATTGAGGGGCGCAATTTCAACAAGCTGAACCTGGAACGAAAGGCGCTTTTGCAGGCCGTGTGGGCCAAGGTGGAGGCGTCTGAGGGGGTCTTTACTTCCGGCGACCAGACGAAGGTGGCAATGGCCATCTACAATATGTGCGACCTTGATGTGGAAAACGCGGAACCGGATGTGGGAAAGCTGGTGGCCTTGGCAACCGAAAAGGGCCTGGGGAGAATGTCCCTGGCCGGCTCGGATGAATTTGAAACGCATTTTGCGCGGGACGTTGCGGCAATGCTGGCGTCCGGCGCCCAGGTTTCCGGCCATGTTGAGTGAAAACCAGGACGCGAACAGAGGCGCGGACGATTGGAGGGGCGGCCGTCTTTCCCTTTCGCGCTCAGTGGATAGCCTCCGGGCTGGCCGCGGGGTTGTCCTTGGCGGAAATAAAAGAGATGCACTTTGCCCTCCTTATGCAGATTTGCGGCGCCTACGCGCAAATTCAGGGCGCGAAATTGGAGTGGGCCAATCTGGTAAGCTCCGAGCGGGAGACTTTACGCGAAGCCTTGGATAGGTTAAACAGTCCGGCATGGCCACCAGCGGGTTTAAAATCAAAGTCGGATTGGACTCCACCGCCGCCGAGCGGGGCCTATCCCGTATTGGACGAACCGCCGGCCGGCTAAATAAGCGCATGGGGCGCCTGGCCGGAACCGGCCTGAAATTTGGCGCGGGAATTGCCGCGGCTACCACCGCAATGGCGGCATTTGCGGGAATCAAATTCATTAAAGATTCCAGCAAGGCGGCGGCGGATTTCGAGAAAATGGGGGCCGGTTTCGAGATTCTCCTGGGGTCCGCGGAAAAGGCGCAGAAGCGCCTGGAGGCATTGCAGAAAATGTCAATGGCCACGCCTTTTGAGCCGAAAGAATTGATTGCGGCATCAAAAATGCTGGAAGCCATGGGAGGGGAAACCCTGGCCGTGGGGGAGGGCCTGGAAATGATAGGGGACGCGGCCGCCATTTCTGGACGATCTTTGGAAGAAGTGGCGCGTCATACTGGGCGAATCATGGCCGGCCTTACCACCGGCCAGTCCTTTATGGAACCACTCCGCCAATTGCAGGAGATGGGGGCCATTGGAAAAGAGGGTTTTGAGGCACTGGAAAAGCTGAATACAGAAATGGTGGCCGGTTCCCGGGCCGCCATGACGAACGCGGACGCTTACAAAGAATTGAGTTCAGCCTTTTCTGCCACCGCCGGCGGAATGGAAAGGCTATCCGAAACCACTTCCGGCAAGGTTTCCACGATGCGCGGCCACTTGGATATGCTCCGAATTGCTTTTGGAACCGGGATAAATGAAGGACTCGTAACCGGCTTGGATGCGATGAACGAACAACTGCCCAAGTGGATGGAGAAGGCGAAACAGCTTGGGGACTCTATCGGCCTTGGGATATCGGAGGCCATCAAGGGGAATACTGAATTGTTAGAGCTGCAAATAGGATTTCTAATGCAGAAGCTGGCGGCCATTGGCGGCGCGGTTTTTGTCCAAGGCCTGGGCGCGGTTTTCCGGTCCTTAATTCCCGGCCTGATAGACGAACTATTTTCCATTCCTGGAGTCCAGCCACTAATGGCGATAACTCAGCCGGGCGTGTTTGCGACGTTAAAGGGCTTACAGTCTAATAAAGATATCCCCAAGGTTCCGCTGACTGACATAATTGACCGAGCGGAAGAGGTCGTGGGCGCGGGAGACACGGCCGCCAAGATTGACGAAATGGTGAAAGAAATCAAAATGACAAACTGGATTCTTAGCAATACCTCAATGAAGCACGACAAAGAGGGCGCGGTGAATGCAGTTTATGAAACCCTAGTTTACGCAGATTAACATGGCATACACGGCACACGGTCCACCGGCGGTGGGCGATTGGGTTCCCCAGGCGGATTTTCAGGCGGAGCAATCTAAACAAGGCGGCTGGACGGCTACACAATCTTACCAAATACGCCGGGAATCCATTGACTTGGAAACCTTCCAGAGTGAATTCATTATTGGCCGTCCGATTGAGGCCCTTTATCCTGATGTAGAGAAGTATTGGACGTTCTTAGGGCTGGCGTCTATCCCCCGCGTCCAGCATCAAACCGGTGACTATTCCCTAATCTCCGTAAAGTTTGCCGGTTACACGGCGCCATCCGGGCAAGGAACGGATGAGGAGGTGGCGGACACACCGGAGCCCACGCCCACATATTCCCTCCGCGGGTCTATTACCGAGCGGGACATTCTCCTGCATCCAAAGGCGGTTGCGCTCAATAATGATGCGGACTATGGAATTCTTCTTTCCCTAAAAAATGGAACGTATGAACTCCGGGACGGCACCGTCCAGGCCAAGTTTATTGACGAACAAAGCCACGTTACCTGGCGGCCGCTTGAAGTTCAGCCAGGCGCGGGGGATGCTTCTGATCTGGCGGACCTAATCGGACGCGGCGTCCATACCTACCGGTTCCCCACCTTTCTATGGACTAAAACCTGGGAGTCGTCGGAAGAAATAAACCCTTTGGAGATAGACAATTTAGGCGTCATTGATGTTCCCGATGGAGATTTCCCGTTTCCGGGCGGAGTGGGCGAGGACCGGGACTGGATGCTTGTTAGTGCTACCCAGGACCAGGAGGGATTGAAATTCCGGAATACTCTGGAATGGGAACTCTCAGACCGCGGCGGGTGGGATGAATTCCTTTACGAGGTATGAGCCTAAACAACGTCGCCATAAAGGTTCCCGGAACCATCCGCGGGGACCGGGCGCTCCGGGAATTCTCGGAGGATGTAAGAAACGCCATCCGAGAACTGGCCGCGAACCGGCCGGACTCGGCCACCCGCCCAGTGTTCGCGCCGCCCTATTGCCCGCTCACTCCTTATTATTTGCGGAAAGAGGAAGTGGAGGGAGAGGAGGAGGGCCAGTGGAAGGTCCAATTTCGCCCTGGGTATGTCTACGAATTGACGCCGGGCGCCGCGGAGGCAAATGTAAAACAGCACCAAATCTTTGTTGGCACCGATCCCGCCGTGGCACTGGATGCCGCCGAGCCACCCGATATCGATATTGATTTAGGAAACTATATCTATCTCCATTTTGAAACGGAGAGCGACGGGGAATTGAAGGAGATTGTGGAGGGGGAGGGAATCTATGCCGATATCCGGGTGGAAGAATCCGAAAAGGCGTCCACCTACCATATCCTCCCGGACGGGGACGGGGCAAATGGAGAGGACGGGGACTACTACGTTTTGCTGGCCCAGGTAGAAACGGTCGATGAAAACGCCATAATGAGCCGGAACGGGTGGCGCGGCAACTTTCTATGGCACGCGGGATGGAATGCGTGCGCAAATGAGGGATCCGGCGTGGGTGTATATCACGGTTATAATATAGTAACCGACCGGAAGTATTTTCGCTCAATTACGGAGAGGGTAACGAACCACCAAATCAACGTCGGAGTTTTTGGGGATGATGACGAAGAAATCCGGATTGAGGGGAACGCGATGGACGGGGGCCTCCGCCTGGAGGATTGCGGCGGCACCGAGCTATACACGCTCAATTGGTCGGATGGTCTAATAACCGGCTACGGGTCCACTACCATAAAGGTTCCTTCGTGTTACCATCCCAAGGCCCAGCTATATTTTGCCGCCACCGAGGCAAATGATTCCTATACCTTTTCCACTACCCAAAAGGATGCGATTTCTACGTTTTTCGATACACTCGAAAGCGCGTGCTTGCTGGATAAGGTAAAACACGTGGGCTTTACGGGGACCAACGCCGCGGTGGCATTGCGGAACGCTGTATGCCCGGGCCTTGTGCAATGTACCTGGAACGTGGCGCCGACTACCTTCTCAGGCGGTGCGATGGATCTGGACGGGGTAGATGGGGAAATGAACCAGACCCCATACGAGCTTGGACTGGCCACGAAATCGCAAGGGGTCTTTATGACAATCACGGGCGCCCCAAGGAATTCCGGGTCATATGCGCCCCATTACCTCAGCAGCTACTCGACCTCCACGAAAAACACGCAATTAAAACAGGATACGGGGGAAATCTCGGCCCGCCTGTCATTTTCGTCTAATATCAAAGGGCGGAATGAGACACAAAACGGGCTTTTTCTCGGCACGCGCCTCGACAACAATTGCACAACCGTTTTCCAAACCTCTTACGGTGGGGTTGTAAATCAGAGCACAATCACTGACACGCGAACGCAGAATGCAGGCCTGGCTTCGCCTGATATTACATACATTCTCGGTAGCGGGTCTTACAATTGCGAGGGCCAACTTTCCACCATTGGAATCACCACCGGCATGAACCAGGCACAGGCGGAATACTTCGCCACGGCCCTGTTTACGGTGGCCGTGGATACTGGCCACACCGCCCTAGAGAGCACCTAGGCGGGCGTTATTGTCTTGAAAGTTTATTTCCGTTAAGTAAAAAGAGGAAATGTCCACGCTTGCAGATACTCAAGCCAATTACGGCCTATTCGGTGACGCCACGCCAACATCCTTGGCCGGCACGAATAAGCGCCGCATCGGCCGCAACCAACAACGGTTGAGCTTTGCCGAGTCTGACGTTCTTTACCGCGTCCAATTGACGGCCACGGCCGCCGGTGATGTGGCCACGCTTAACACGCAAACCGGCGCTGTTACCCAGGACGGCGGAACGCCATCCGTTACCAGGTGGACCGGCGAAACGGACAACCTGGCCGCAAAGGACTTTGAAGGCGTTACCATTCCTGAACTGCTTTCTTCTGACCGAAGGCTTTACGCGGTGATTATTGAGATGAGCGCCGGAAACTCCAAATATATTGCCATGGATTCCTCCACAGACTGGTTTCCCGGAATCGTGGAAGGCCAGCCGGGCCTTGTGCTTTTAGCCTCCCCAGGCGGCGCGGCCGGATTTGTCCCGGTGGCATTGCCCGACCTGGAATTTACTTGGGAATCAGACGCTGCATCCATCGGCGGATCCGTTACGGTTACGGTTTGCGCCAGGTCCTGATAAGTGGCCTTAACTTAAAACCCTTTTTGTTATCAGGCGGCGCGGATTTCGAGAGTGGCACTTGTGGGTTTTTGTGGCCTTGGGCTGGCTTTTCGTGTTAATTCTGTCCCTTTTAAAGGCGGATATCTTCTAGGCTAGACCGAAGGCCGGCGTTTTGTTAAGTGGTCTCAATGAAATTCCCCATCCTTTTCTTAGTAATCTTGTCCGGCTTGGTCACTGGATGCGCTGATTTTCCCGGCGTTTTCACAATCGAAGCGAACCCGTCCGGCTCTATCACGGTGGGCGCCACCATTGACCCAGCCAAGTAATGCCCGCTGACCCAGAAATGCCGGCGTCCGGGGACACTAAAAGCCTTTTGCTCTGGATTGCCGGCCGGTGGGGCGGCGGCGCCGTGTTCGGCGTGATTGCCATGGTGGGCCTAGGGATTGTTTACCAGGACATGAGGGCGGACAGGGACCGGGAACTGGCCGACCGGGCCAGGGAAACGGAGATTAACGCCACCACCGCGGAGATACTTAAACGCATGGAAACCCGCTTAGAGGCCATAGAACGGCGCCTGAGCGATTCAAATTGATTTGACCTATGCGACCCAAGGAATAGGGTGGGCGCGGTTAAGACAGCAGCAGCAGCACGCTAGGGCTTAAACATAGCACGCCGGCCGGGGGCAACCCTGGCCGGTTTGCTTTTGGGGTAATGTGGACAGTTTCCACGGCTGGCGTGGGAGCCTCGCGGTAATTCGTTCGGCGGAAATCAGAAATCCAGAGGACGAACTAGCCAGGGGGCGGCCGAACTACGAAAATAGGGGGCCGGCTTTTGTGTCTCCGGAAAAATAAAAATGTTCCGGAGATGCGGCGTGGCCACCTTTGCTTGGCATCTTTTGCGTTGACATAAAAGGGAGGCGCCCGCATTCTCCGCGGCGCTATGGCTGCAAAGAAAAAGCGCCCCGGACGCCCGGAGGCCAAGGACAAGCGCCAGAATCTCCCCTTCCGATTGAAGGGGACACTGGTGGAGAAATGCCGGCGGAAGGGCCGGGAGTGGCTAGAATCGCTTATAAGGAGGTCCAAATGAATCCGGACCTTGGACCCTTATTTGAGGCCGCGGCCACGGAGGAGGCCATTCAGCGCGTCGAGGAGGCCAATTCTCCGGATCCGTTGGCCATGGCCTATTTCCAGGCCGTCAAAAACCTCCGCCGATTGCCGGCCCTGGTATCATCGGACACAATCCTGCCAAGCCTGAGCCAATACGGATTCACGGATAACCGGGCGATGGGGCCACTTATGCGGCGCCTGATGGACGCGGGCCATATTCAGGCCACCGGGGAATTCCGGAAATCTATCCGGCCAGGGAATCACGGCGTCCCCAAGGCGGTTTACAGGAACGCGCATTTGCGTTGACATTTAACCTCTTTTAATGTTAGAAGGGCGGCGCTATGAATGCTGAACAAACCAAAAGAATGATAACAAGGGTGCAAGTGAAGGAACTAATAAGGCGCCAGGCCACCATTGGGCCGGATGAAACCATGTTTGACGGGGTATGCCCTATCGAATACGGGGCCGGGGCCGCCGGGATTCTTCCCCTGGATACCATCATGCGGCGGGTGCTGGTGCTGGAAAAGTGGATTGATTCTGAACTACCACCCATGCCGGTCCCCCCTAAACCATGATTGGCGCGGAAATGTTTACCCTGCTTTGCCAGGACTGCGGCCGGGAAATCCCCCTCGATTCCCCGGTGTGGGGCCAGGAATACCCGGAACACCCCGGCTCTCCATCGGTCCCGTTCTGCAATTCTTCCCACCGGGCGCGATATGTCCGGGAATTCAAGGCCGAAAAGGCAAAGTTTATGAAGAGCTTGGGCGTGGGTAACGCCTGAACCCGGCGGGCGCCTTGTCTTGGGTTTCGAGGCGCCCGCCACCTTTTTCCTATGAAGCCGGCCAGGGATACTATCTTCCACCACTACCTTTCTGAACTGGAAGCGGGCCAGGCGCTATTGGCGGAACTCCATTCCCGGCTGGAACTCCCCTGGAAGCTCGAAAAGCCTTGGCCGCCCTTGGATCTACTCCCGGCAATCCGAAAGAATATCCAGAATGTTCATAAGCTGCGGACAACCTGTGAAAAAGCGGTGGATAAGATGGAACAAGCGCGAACAAATCAGGCCAATTGAACCTATGCCCACCTTATGCCCACGCTATGCACAACCTATTCCCACCGGGAAGGCGTTGGCGCTTAGGTGGTTAAGTGTGAAAACGGGTGGTTATTGGCCGCATTAAGAAGAAGAAAGGCTTTTGAAATCTAATCCCATACTAACAGGGGCGGCGGATTCCCTGGCACCACCGGACACAAGGCCCATTTACGAGTGGGCTGCCGACAACGTGCAACTGGTAGGCGGAAAGGGCGCTTTCTTCGATCCGGATGCGGTGCCATCGCAACGGTTCGCGTTTGATTGGATATCGAATCCAGATATTCGGAATATCACCCTGGTATGGCCAACCGGATTTGGAAAGAGCGTGTTTTTTGAAGCGTGGATTGCCCACACTGTGGCGGAGAATCCCTCAGACGCCCAATTCAGCCACCAGACTGATAGGCCGGCGGCCCAATGGGTGGAGAAAAGGGTGGTCCCTACCCTGGAGGCTTGCCCGGCAACCGCGCCGATCATGCGGACCACGCACCGGCATAAAAAGCGGAAGCTGGAATTGAACCTGGCGAACGGATGCACTCTCTACTTTGGCGGGGCCAATATGCGGAACCTCCAGGATAAGAGCTTACCCATTGTGGGAGGGCAAGAGGTTTGGGACTGGCCGGCCACCGGCGCCATAGCGGAGGCCAAGGCCCGGACGCATGATAGGTTCGATGAAAAATGCGTCTTTTGCGGCCAAGGCGGAGTGGAGGGGAGCGAGTTTGAAGCGGAATTCCTGGGCGGAGAGCTATTCACCACCGGGTTTCGATGCCCAGGTTGCAAAGAGGAAACGCCATACATGCCGACAACGGCGGACCCGGCGGCGGATTTCGAGTCGGTGATGACTTGGGACGCGGACCTTGCGGCGGCGGAACAAGTGCCTTGGGATAAGCTTTTAAAGACGGTTCGCTACGTTACGCCATGCTGTGGGCGCAAGATGAAGGACACGCCCAACAACCGGCGGAGGCTTGCCATGCGCCAGGTTCTAATCCCCTTGGGCCTCCATGAGGGCATTCCGGGGTGGGTTTCTCATAGCGTTCCGGTGCTGGCGGCCCATTGGGTGCCGTGGGCCAAGCTAGTGGTGCAGTATTTACAGGCCCGCCGGGCGGAGATGGTGGGGGATTCTAGCAAAATGCGGGCGTTTGTTATGAAGCGCCTGGCGCGTTTCTGGTCTGAGCGTCCGGTTACGCCGGTCCTGGACTTGGAAGGGACCGAACCATATTCCCGCAATGACTACTTTCCCGCCCCGGACGAGCCGGCGCCGCGGTGGGAGCGGGAAGCGTTCCGCTTTATGGCCGTAGACGTCCAGGGGCCGGCGGAGGGCTTTTGGGTGGCCATCCGGGCGTGGCGCCTGGATGGGTCCAGTCGGCTTCTTTATGAAGGCCGCATCGCCACCATTGAGCTAGTCCGGGAGACTCAAACCCGGTTTGAAGTGAGTAATGAAAACGTGGGCGTGGATTGCGGATACGAACCGGAAAGGGTGGCCAAGGCGCGTTGGAAATATCGCCAGGAGATCCGGCGGGAGGGCAAGGTGGTGGGATTCTCGTGTTGGGTGATGTTGCGCGGGGACCGGGCGGAGAGTTTCCCCCACCATGAGGTGCGCGGCGGCCACAAGATAAAGGTGCGCAAGGTTTATTCCCCGGCTATTTCCATGAAAACCAGCGACGGCACCCCATATAGTGTTGTTAAATTCTCAAACCTGATGGCCAAGGACGCCCTGGCCGCCATGCTGGCCGGATCGCGGGCGTTTGGCGTGTTTGCTAACCATTCCGAAGAATACGGCGCCCAAATGCAATCGGAGGCCAAGATTGAGGTATCCCCAGGCAAATGGAATTGGGTAAAGGTGAATTCAAAGGGGAAGCAATCGGACAAGGTGGCGAACCATCTTTGGGATTGCGAGGTGATGGGCGTGGTGCTGTCATCATTGCGTGGCGTAATCTCCGCCGGACTGGCGGAGGAAACCGCGGAGGAGGAACCATGAGAGAGAAAAGGAAAGATATAAACAAGGCTTGCGATGATTTCTTGGCGTCCAGGGGATGGCCTAAGCTTAGTTTTAAGGAAACGCACAACGTCCACGTTGTCCGGGCCGTATTGCGGAAGAGGCGGCGGGCGGAATACCTGGAAAGGATAGCGCAAGAGATTGAGGAGGGCGCGGAATGAAAATCGCTTTGTGCGTAGGACATTCCCGGCTTATCCCGCGGGCCGGCTTGGATAGCGGAATGGTTGAGGGCGGCGCCATCGCGGCGGATGATTACACCCAGGAGTGGAGCTTTTGGCGTGGCGTGGCGTATATGACAAAGCGGGCAATCGCTGCTTTTGAGCATGATATAAGGGTTTTTGACGTATACCGCGGGCGTTCCTATACGGAAGCAATGACCGATTGCGCTCGGCAGGTTCGGGAAATGGGAGCGGATTTGGCCGTGGAACTCCATTTTAACGCATACAATGGCAAGGCCCAAGGCCGCGAGGCGTTCCATTGGCACAACTCAAACGGTGGCGAGGAGTTCGCTAGGCTGCTTCTGGACGCTCAGGGAAGCCTAGTAGAGGGGGAGGGGGGGGTATTCCCTTTCCGGGGGGCCAAGCCGGCCACAAGGGATTCTAGAGGCGCTCAATTTCTACGCAAAACGCATTGCCCTGCCGTCATTTGGGAGCCTTTCTTTGGTGATAATCAGGAGGAATGGGAGTTCTTTTGGCAAAAGGAAAACCTATTGGGGGAGATTCTGGCGACAACTTTTGACGCATGGGAACCCTACGCCCTCTGAACCCACCCTGCGATGCGGGGGGCATA